TCAACTGCTGCGAGGTAGTCTGCATCGCGTTGCTGCTCCTCCTGCGACATCGTCACGCCTGCCGGTGCTGTGGCGTTCTTGGTGCTGCCTAGGATCTGCGTGACGAACCGGTCCTTGAACTGCTGCAAGCTCATCCCAGAGCGGTTCGCCATGATGTAGGCCATCCGGGCGAACATGTTCGCGTGCGCACGGGCCACGCTATCCGAGGTGTTCTTGGTCGCCATCAACTGGGTGTAGACCTCGCCGGCCATGTCCACCACCTCGGGTGCCTGCCCCGGGGCAGAGCGTCTGGCTTCCGCGTTGCGCTTCTCGATACGCGCAATCTCCTTGTCGATTTCCTGCTGGCGAGCGGTGATGGCCTCGATGCGTGCGCCTGCCTGCTGGGCTTGCTGGTCCTGCCGGGCGAGCGCCTGGTACTCCTGCGCCAACCCCTGCAACTCTGCCGCGGCGGGGGCGTTGCCGGCCAGAATCTCCTGCAGGGCTTGCGGTGCCTGCGTCTGGAGTTGTGACTGGATCTCCTGCATCCGTGCGGTGCGCTGCTCGGCCTGGGCTTGGAGTGCGCTGACCTGCTCCTGCAGGGTCGTTATCTCGGTGGCGAGCGTCTGCTTCTCGGTGCTCAGTGCCGTGTAGTCTTGGTTGAGCTTGAGCATCTCCTCCACGGAGGCTTGCGTTGCCTGCAGGCCGGCCTGCATCTCCACCACGTTGGGTGCGTCCACGCTGCCAAGACGCAGCACCTGCGCGAGCGCTTCGTTGTGCTCGGTCGGGGCAAGCTTCTCGGTGTAGGCGCCAATCGGGATCTCGAGATCGTGACCGGCCTCGCGTGCCTTGTCGTAACTCTCGGTCTCCCCAAGGGTCTCCTGCGCCACCTGACGGGGGTCAATCCCCTTGCTCGCGAAATACTGGTCCCACGCTGCGATGGGGGCAAAGACACGCTCCACGGGCCCGTCCTGCGCGGCAAGGTCGCCGAGCGCTCCGAGCATGCCTGGCACCCGCGTGCGGGTCTTCGACTCGGAAGACTGGGCGCCCAAGTCGCGGAAGAACTCCACCTGCGTTTGCGCACGCTCGGCAAGTTGTCGGGACTGGCGCACCATCCCCGGGCCGTACACCGCGGCGCCTGCCATCGGCAGTGCGGCAAAGGAGACGAGCTCCACTGCGTACTGCTCAGGATCGAGCTTCATCGACTCAAGGCCGGTGACTGCACGCAGGATCTCGCCCAGTCGCTCTTCGCCGAACTCCTCGAGCACCCCGTCCCACTTCGCCTTGCGAAGCAGTGCGCTGAACTGCGACCACCCCTTGGTCGGGTTCAACTTGAACCACTTGGTGACCACGGCGGATTTGAGCGCCTCCAGGCCCGTCACCTTGCCGATGAACGCGCCTGCGCTCTCGGTGCCCACCTCGATGCTCTGGTTGAGGATTGCCTTGCCAATGGCGGAGGCGAACCCGTCCTCGGAGTCGAGCACGAGTTTCTCGAGTTCCCCTTGTTCGTTGACCGACATGCTGGACAACTGGGGAACCATGCGCTGCATGGCGTCCACCGCAACACGGTGCGGCATCCCCACGGTGGCCTGCACGGCGGACCCGGCGACCCATCCTGCGGTCTTGACCACGCCGCGCAGCACGGCGCTTTCTGCGACCTCGCGTGCGCTCTTGTTGAGAATCTTCTTGGCCGCGTACAACCCGGCCTTGCGTGCTGCCTGAGAACCTGCGGTGTACAGGCCACCGGTGGCAGCAATCTCGCCTGCGAATGCCGGCAGGTTCACAAGCACCGCGGCGACCTTTCCGCCGAAGTCGGTGCCGCGTCGGATCTCGTTGTCGTACTTCAGTAACTCGATCCAGTCGTTGTCATCAGCGGTGCCGTCCTTGACCCGGTTGGCCAACTGGGTGAGCGCATAGACGTCCACCAACTCCTTGCCGGCGCCAACAAAGGGGACCGGCTCGAGGTTGGTCGTGCCGGTAATCATCCGCTCCCAGAACCCTTGCGGGGTCGAGTAAAGCTGGACCGCTTTCTGGTCCATCTTCTGGGACTGCTGGTCCTGCGTATCCTGCGCGGGGTTCGTGATACCCATCCCGCCCACGCCCTGGAACGCCTTCACCTCGCCCGGGGTGCTCGAGTCCACTTCCTGACCGGCAGTGAAGTCGAGCGTTGGGAACCACTCGGAGACGGGGCGTGAGCCATCGACGATCTCGATCTGGTGACCCTTCTCGCGCAGTTGCTTGGCAATGGCATCGCGCACGTCCTTGCCGAACAGACCAGGCTCGAGCAACTCGGCGTTGCGAAGCGTGTCCTCCATCGCCATGTGCTGGATGAGTTCGTCACGCGAGACGGCAGCACGGTTGGGGTCCGACAGGAACTTGGCAGTGCCAGGGTAGTCCTTGGTGAGTTTCTCCGCGTCGAGCATCAGGTCGGACTGGTGCTGCGCCCACTGGGGGTTGCGTGCCACCAGTTCTGGCGGAAGCTGGAGCTTGTTTGCGAGGTTGACAACCTTCGCGTGCGCCTCTGGGTCCGTGCTGGTTGCGACGAGCATGGATGCCCGGAGATCTTCCGGTGTAGTGTCGAAAATGTCTTGCGCCATTACTGTTGGAACTTGATGCCTCGGGTTTGCTGACGCAGGCGGATTTCATTGAAGTAGAAGCGCTGGATGTCCTCCTTTTCTGGAGTCTTACCCTTCGACTTCTGCCACTGCGTGCGTATCCGATTCTTGTCGGCATCGGGGATTTTGTCCCACGCAATCTTGCCTTGAGGGTCGTTCAGTTCCTCAGGGGTTAGCTGGAAGAGGTACTTGTCGCGGGAGAGCATCCCTTCGGCCTTCTTGAGCAACAACTCGTCGGCCATCTTCTGCACGTCCTCGGGCACCACCTTCTTGCCGCTGCGCTTTTCTACTTCGCGCACCCGCTCTTCAAGGCGCTTCTGGAAGTCGTACTTCTCTTGACTCTTGTCGGCAAACCCGGCGACCCGTGCAGCGTCCTCGGAAATCTCGTGGACGTTGCGGATGCTCTCGTACTCGACTTTGGCGTTCTCGTCCAAGTGCGCCTTCTGTAGCTGGATCTGAATCTTGGAGAGCTCGTCGAACTCCTTGGGCGTGAGTCCCTGCTTGGCCAAGTCCATCGTGCGAAACGAGTCGCGCACCCGCTCGTCGTTGCTGTAGGCAAGCTGCTGGAAGCGGTAGATCTTCCCAAGGTCCTTGCCCAGGTCCTTGCCGGCCTCCTTCTCCTCGGCGAACTTCTTGACCATCTCCTGATGCGCCGGGTCCATCGTGTGGAAGCGAGGTTCCTTGATAAGCCGGTCGATCTTCTCCCCCTTGTTCAAGCGCTCGTAGTAGTCCTTGTAGCTGTCCTGCACGCTTTGCTGGTGCAAGGCGTTGCGCCGGTTGAACTCCGCGGTGACACGCTTTTGCACCTCATCGCGCATCTTCGCGTCCTTGCTGTAGCGCTTTGCGATGAGTGCGTTGGCCTGCTTCTCCTGCTCGGTGAGGCTGATTTGCGGGATGTCCACCGCGAACATGATGTCGTCGGTGCCCTGCTGCGCTTCGTCGGCAACGGTCCCCGCTTCCACTGCCTTGATCACCCCGGGCTTGAACTCGAGCGGAATCAGGTCCCCGTAGCGCTCCACCATCGCTTTGGCCTCGGCGGTCTTGCCCTGAGCCAATGCCGTGTCGATGTAGAGTTTGACGGCCTCGCCCTTCTTCTTCTCCGACAGGTTGCGTGCCGCGGCTTCACGTCCCTCGGGGAATCCGCCCGGGTCGTTCTGCACGCGGTCCTTCACCGACAGGTCGATGCGAAGCAGCGAATCGTCGATGGCGGTGAAATCGGGCGCTCCGTCTGCCTTGTGCGGGACGGTCGCTTCGAAGTTGTTCTGCAGGTTGGTCGATACCGAGTTGACCTCTTGACGGACGTAGCCGTCCATCACCGCTTCCGAGGTCTTCTCCCGCTCGGATCCCACGCGCAACTGGACCGAGCGGTTGTACTCCTGCCAGAGCGAATCGGAAGCACGGTCGAACTGGCTTTTCACGCGCACGCTGCCCAGCGTTTCGCGGATGCCGCTCAGTTTCTGGCGAAACCCGTTGAGCCGGTCGGAGGCGATCCCGAACAGGTCGCCCCCCTGCTTGTACATGATCCCATCCTGGGGGTCGTACAGTTCGGCGGTCTGAAGTTCGCGTGCCTTGGAAAGCGCCTGCGTGAGTTGCTCGTCCTCGGCCTTGCGCTTCTCCTGCTCCCACATCTGGCCAAGCCCCTCGCCCAGTTGCGAGATGCCGCGCCCGATGGCCGACATGTCGGCGACGTTGGTGGAAAGTTGCCCACCGGAGAACTGCCCCGGGGTGACTTGCGGTCCGTTGTAAAGTGGTGCGGTTGGCATACGAAATCTCTAGTCCTTAAGGTTCTTATCCACCGCCACTGCTGCCACTGGATGCGCTGCTCGATCCTTCGTATGAACTGGCAATGCGCCCTGCCCCGCCCAGGATCGTGCCCGTGGCGTTGGCCATGCCCTGCGCCATCGACATCTGACCACTGAGCACGCTGTTCACCGCGGCCTGCTTGTAGCCCCACGCCTCGAGCGCTGCGTTGTTGCGCACCGTGATGGCGTCAATCTCGCCCCAGTAGGCGGCTTGCTCGTTCGCCTGCGCGGCAGTGCCATCGTCGAGCAGCACGTTCTGGCCGGCATAGGCCACACGCTGGGCGCCACGCAACTGACCGGTGGCCATGCGCTGACGCGTGCCCATCTGCTCGCCACGCTCCAGGGCGTACTGCCCTTGCATCTTGGCAACCTTCGCGTTGTAGTTGGCAAGCTGCTTGGCCCACTTGCCTTGGTAGTACGACGACACGGCGCTAAACGCCGTGCCTGCCGCCTGAATCCCTGCTGCTGCTGATGATCCTCCGCCTGATGCTGCCATAGTGGTTCTCCTATCTTGATGACACGGACACCTGCGGGACAACTGCCAAGACGGAGATGGGCAACGGATCTTTCTGCTGCACCATCACCAGGCCCTGCTTGTCCCACTGCGCCACCGTCTGAATCTCCACCAGGCCCGTGGTGAGCCGCGTGGGCTCCCCGTAGTCCTCGAGCTTTCTCTGCTTGTGTTCGCGCAGATGCGCCTCGTCGGGGCCGGCGTAGATGCCGCGGGAAGACTCCACGAGCATGGAGACCTTGGAGACGATCTTGTTCTTGTCGAAGAGCGTCTCACCGCCCGGGTTGTCGATGGCGAGAGTCTGAATCGTCGAGGTGTAGGCGAGCCCCACGTGGACCACCCCGCACGGGCGGTTCAGCGTGATGCTGCCCTCGATCACGGTGCGCGAAGGATGCACGTCCCCGTCAGCGAGGATGGCGACCTCCTTGCCCTCGAGGTGGTCGAGTCCGGACAAAGAGTCCACCATGCGCGTCCACTGGCTGGAGACAAGCGGCACGCTCGCAACGTCCTGAGAGGGGAGCACCTTCACTCTGCGCTCGTCGATGAACTCGATGACCTTGAATCGTATTCCGCCAACCTGGAACGCATCGCCCACACTGTAGGGGGTGAACGTGTCCTTGTTCGCGTCGATGAACATGTCATCGCGCACGCTCGTGCCGGTCCCAGCGCTCACCGTCAGGGTGTGCGTGGAATCGGTGTTGAGCCCGTCGTAGGTGGCACCGCAATCGACGAAGAACGCATCGCGTGCCAAGTCGATCATCTGCGAGGTGTAGCGCGGGGCAAAGCGCTCGATGTAGCGTACCGGCACCCCGTTGAGACTGCGGCGCACCACCACGTAGACGGCGTCCTCGGTCCCCTCCGGGACGCATACGACGTCCTCGAACACCCCGTCCGTGGTGTGACGGTGCCACCCCCACACGTCGTGCTCGCGCACGTAGGTGAGCCCCAGGAGCACCCCGTCATCGCGTACCGTCCACACAATGGAGTGCGGGATCTGAGCGTAGTCCCACGTCACCAACTGATACCCGTCGAACATGTGGGCGGCGAACACGGTTAAGTCTCGCCCGTTGTAGCCATCGGTCTGCAGGTCGTAGCGCAGGTCGCGTGCGATGTTGCCCCGGGCCTGGATGTACAGGGCGTTGTTGCCGATTACGATGGGCGTGATCTTGGCCGCGCCCGAGTAGCCTTCCTGCTTGAGATTGATGGCCGCGGGTTTGATCACCCCGTCCGAGTCGCCCATCACGCGCCATTCCCCGCCAGAGGTGAGGATGAGCATCTGGCCGACCTCGATGAGGTGGCGCACCTCGTTCACCTGCCTGCCGGCGATGGTGAAGGTGATGGCATCGTCGTCCTGGAGCGGCGAGCGGATGGAGAAGTTCTTGAAGTTGCCCGTGCGCGAGAGCCACACCTTTTCCGGTTCGTTGGTGGTGCTGGCGAACACCGAGCGCTGCTGGAAGTAGGACACCGTGGCCGGGTAGTTGCCCGAGGTTGGGAACGGGTCACGCGCCTGCGGAGGCGTGTCGGTAGTGTCTGCCGAGATGCCATCGTCCACGAAGGTCGAGTTCATCGCCACGACGGCACTGCCCTGCGTGAGCTTGGTGGAATCGGGGTTGGCAAAGGTGATGGAGTTGGCTGCGGAGGTGAGCACGGTGAACTGCCCGCTCAGGTAGGATCCGCTGAGGAAGAGCGGTTCGCCTGCGTTGTACTCGTGCCCGGTCGGGAAGTTCATGGTGACTGTGGTCGCCGTCCGGGTGAGCCGATTGCCAACCGTCGCCACGCCGCTAACAGGCCCCGTTCCGCCGATGGCGTCCGAGATCTCTACGACGTTGCCGTTGACCGAGTAGATTCGGTAGGACGACGCCGGGTTGTTGAGCTCGGTGTTGGTCGCATCGGCGATGACCAAGTATTCGTTGACCAGGTAGCCGTGGTTATCCGGGAGCGTGAAGAAGATGCCGTTTGCCGTCGGCGCACTGACTCGCGTCCTGCGCTCGTAGTCCACGATCATCTTGTTGTCCAAGGGGCGCGTGGTGCCAACGTAGCCGTACACCCCGTTGATGCGCTTGTAGACGTTGAACTCGTAGATGCCCTTGGTGGCGCCCACGGTGATCGTGTTCTTGTTCGAGGTCGATGCCGTTGCGTTGGTGTTGCCGACAGGGTCGCTCGGCAGTGATTCCTCGTAGGTCAACTCCTTCACGCAGGTGACCACGTAGCTGCTCGCGTTGCCTGCCGTGCCGTTGATGACCACCTTGCTCGGCGGCGTGATGCTCGGGGCGTAGGTGATCTGGGCGAGCGTCCACGAGGTGTCGCCGGTGCGCGAGAGCGTGCGCGGGGCGTAGTTGGGATGCACAAGCGTGATGACATCTGCCGACTGCACGTACTGGATGTCGCGCAGGTGCTCCTCTTGATAGGGGCTTGCAATCTCGTAAGGGCTTCCACCTGAGGTCAGTTGCACACCGTCTTTGATGACGCGGATGTATTCGTGCCCGAACTCGAGCACGTAGGTCTGCTGCGCGTTGAAGACGAACTTCATCAGCCGGACCTTGCGGTTGCTGTCTTTGACCTGCGCGATGTACTTGGTGCCCGGGCGATTGCTGACACCGCCGTGGCGCATCACCGTGAAGTTCTCGCACCGGCGAAGCCCGGACTGGTACTTGCCTTGGTCGGATCGACCGTACAACGCGGGGGCAATCTCCCCGCCGGCGAATGAGCGTTGGATGTTGCTTGGCATCAGGAAACAGTGAAGCCGCTGGGGAAGAGTTTGCTCACGGCATCATCCCCAGCAAAGTTGTTCGAGGCGTAGCCCCGGGTGTTGAGGAACTCGGTGTCGATGTCGCGCACCGGCTCGGATTCGTTGAACGAGATGCGCTCGGCAATCCCGCGTTCGGCCTGGTACATCTGCAGCGCCTGCTTGCGCAGTCCGTCCACTGCCGACAGGGGCATCGAGATCTCCGCGGCCAGTAGCCAGCAGAGGGCTGAAGTGAACGAGGGATCGAACTGCGCGGGGTCTTCCACCCGCTTGGTGTACTCGATGGCCGCGTCCTTCATGTTGGCGAAGATGAGCCGGCCCGATGCGTCCTGGCCCACGTCGAAGGGTTCTGCAATCGCCTGCCGGGGCCCCAGTGGCGTGAGCACCCGTCGCACCACCACCGCGTCCGTGGGGTAGCGGTAGGCGTACTGCCACTCGTTCGTCCACGGTTTGCCCTCGTTGCCGCTCACCAGGGCGAGCGTGGCGAAGGCGCGTGCGAATGGCCAATGCACCTCGCGCAGCACGCGGTCGCGGCATTGCTCGTAGAGAAGCTTGCACACCTGCGCTTCCTGCGAAGCCTCGTTGATGGAGTCGATGAACGTCGCCACGCCGATCCGGGCGAGAGCGGTGTTGCAGATCTGAACGATGGATGTGGCCATAGAAGGAAGAGGGGCGGGTTTCCCCGCCCCCCTCGACTACTTGTTGCGCTTCGGTTTGGGGTCCTCGCTCGCGTCCGGTTCGGGCGCGGGAGATTCCGCTTTCGGCATGGGGATGATCTCCATCCACACCTTGCTGACGAACTTCTCGTCGGCGAGCGTGAGCTCGTCGCCGGGGCGTCGTAACTGGTTGCCGATGAACCCGGCCCGTTTGACTCTGACGCGAACGTGTGACATGGCCTAGCCTTAGCTGATGACGATTGCGTCCGTGTAGTTGCGCACCGCCTGAACGCCACGCACCAGTGCGGCCTTGTAGGTCGCCACGGGGGATGTCCCGCCCTGCGTGAACTTCAAGCGCACGAACTGCTGGTAGTCGCCGAATGGCAAGCACACGTGGAAGACGTGTCCGCCAGCAGCAGGCAGCGCAATCGGCCCGTAGGAGGCGAGCGTTGCCGGCGAACTGAACGCCGCGTTGTCGTCGGTTTCAATCGCGATGGTGACCGTTGGCGAGGTGCCCGACACGCCCGATGCAGTCACCTGCAGGTACACGTCTTCGCCCACGCCGAGGTCTTTCACGAGGTTCGCTCCGCCCACTCCGCTGTAGAAGGGACCGAGGTCGATGCAATCCGTTGAACCGGTTGCCGACGTGCCGCTGATTTGCTGCCCGTCACTGAACATGTTTTGTCTGTCGAAGATCATAGGATGATTCTCTGTGGATTGTTGGTTGTGCCCCCGGTTGCCCGGGGGCGTTAGGGTTAGGCGACGACGGATTCGGTTTCGAGGATCTGGTCGCAGGTCTCGATGCGGATGCCGCGGAACTTGGTGACCGGTTTCCCGTCCACGTTGTCGATGTTCAACTGGTAGGCCGCTTTGGTGAGCGCCTGGATGTCGAGCATCTCGCGCACCGTGCGGTTGCAGTAGAACACCGGACGTCCCGAGGAGAGATCCGGCAAGCGGTGGATCGCCTTGATCATCAGCTTGATGAGGTCGGCAGCACCGGATTCCGTCACGAGGTTGCTCACGTCGATGTTGGCGATACGAACCGCGTAGCGCCAGTCGCGCACGGCAAGCCCGCACTTCCATTGCCACCGGTCAATGAACGCCTTCATGCGCCCCGTCCCGATCCCGACTCCCGTCTGGATCATCTGCTCACCGAGGTCCTCGTGAATGAGGCCGGCTTTCGAGCCCTTGGGATAGATCCCGCTGACCGTGTTCTCACCCCAGGCGATGAGCCAGATGGACGTGTTGTCCGAACCGGCGCCACCGGCGCTCAGGATGTTCTGCGAGTTGGTTCCCGACAGGGCAGCGTAGCGAGGCGCGAACCCGGTGAAGTACTCGGGTGTGATCCCGGCATTCCCGTAGAAGAGCGTCTGCGCCATCGTCTGGTTCATCGCTTCGATGAAGGCGGAAGCCTCTGAGAGGCGGAAGCCTGCGTCGTTGCCGTTGAGTTTGACGAGGTCAGCGTCAACTTCTGAGATTGCCTCGAACATCGCGCACTGCTCGTCGATTTGAGCGGTGGTCGATTTCGAGGGAACGACCCCTTCGTTGAGCCGGCGTGCCGTCACGGTCGGAAGACCGGTACGAACCGTCGTGCGGTGTCCGGTCGGGAGATTCCCTTCCTTCCACAACATGTCGTCGAGGATCGAGTTACGTTGACGGAGAAGTTCCACGATCATCGGAACTTTGCCGTCTGGGTCGAGGCGCTTCGCGTGATCCGCGAGCGTTGCCACATTGGATGCAAGTGTTGCCATAGTAGGTTGTTACTCTGATTTGTTAGCCGACATGCTCGGGTAGAAAGCCTCGGCGAATGACTTTTGGGCACGTGCGGGTTGGGATGATGTGGTCACCATCTTGTCCTCGCGCATGGCTTTACCGACCCGGGAAAGCAACCTGATCAACTCAGGATGATTCCCTACCCCGGACTGGTTCAGCAGGTTTTTGAACTCGGGGGTGCCGAACTTATCCAACGCGGTTTTCGCGTCGGTCACGCTCGACTGAAAGTTGCCCCCGCCGATCTCTTTGTCGGCTTCGGCATCCTTTGCCCACTGTTCGGTTTTCTCACGCACCTGGGCCATGTTTCGCTCGCTTGCTGAGGACATGAGTCCCGCATCGCGTTCGACCAGTTTCTGTGCTGCCTCCTGCGAGAGTCCAAGTTCCTTGGCCAGGGCCTTGGTGTGCTCGAGGTATGAGGCGTCCAGGTTCGCACCCTCAGGCACCTTGAGCTCGTAAGCTTGGTTCTGGGTCTGCGTTTGCTGGGCACTGCCACTGGTGGCATTGCTCTGGGTTGTGGCCGCTGACGTGGCGGACTGTTGCTGTCCCTGCGTTTGACCATCGGCACTCGCCGCGGCCTGCTGGGTTGCTTGGTTCGTTCCGTCAGCACTGGTTTGCCCGCTCGTGAGTGAAGCTTGAGAGCCGGCGATTAAGGTGTCAGACATAGCTTTCTCTCAGCGTGGTGAGATGGTTTGAAAACCGTCCATGCAAAAAACTTACAGTTCCGCGGAAAGCCACGAACTGCCTGTGGTCGTGACCACTCGAGCCGCTTGTCCTGCGGTCGCGCCGGTCACGGTCCCGTTGAACGTCGCCGCCAGGTAGCTTGCGTTGGCGATCGACGGTGAAGAGATGGCGAGGTTGCTCACGCCCTCTGCCTGCATCGTCCCCGCGGTGAGGATCGGCGCCGAGCGCATCGGCGCGAAGTAGCGGATGGATCCGCGCACCGCGGTGGTGGTGATGAAGTTGCCGGCGAACTCGCCCACCGGTTGCAGGTAGCGCAGGCACTGCGCCAACTCCAAACTCAAGGGCTTGGTCTCGAAGGGTGTTGCAGCGGGCCCGACCTCGATCTGGAAGTCGGCGATGTTGAACCCCTTGTTCGTGACCGCTCCCACCGTGAACGCCATGTAGGGCACAATCCCGTTGGCAACGTCCGAAGCGCTCACCGCGAAACTCTTGCTGATGCTGACCCATGTCGCCGAAGGAATGCTGCCGACCGTGCTCTCGCCGAGAGTGGACACACTGCTGAAGTTGTCCGCCGCACCTGCCTTGCCGAGCCCGATGGCCGCGGTGACTGCCGCGCCACTGTCCTGGTACACCTTCATTGAAACGATGACCGTCTTGCCGGCGAAGTGCTGGCAGTTCTTCTGCTCGATGCGCTGACCGAACGAGACGACTCCAGATCCCGTGCTGGTGATGTTCGCGGTCTGGCAGAAGGTCGAGGACGTCGCCGATCCGCTTGACTGGTAGATCGACCCACTCAAGGCGCTGAAGCCTGCAGCGTAGACGTAGATGCGGTCGCATCCCGCGTACACCACAGACCCGTTGACGATACTGCCCCCGCCTCTCTGCGCGATGCGGCAGTCCCCGTTGATGATTGCGTTACGGAATCCCAAGGCCCCTCCGTCGAAGGCCATCATTGGATGTTGAAGTGTGGTCAGTGGCATGAATCAGTGGTGGTTGAATCTCCTGGCTAAGAGTGCTGTGCCGATCACCGCGAGTGTCGGCAGCACGAAGTCTGTGATGCCCTTGAGCGTCCACGCCCGGGCCTGCATCCCGCCCCAGAAGGGCATGTTCGCTCGGCGCCCACCGTAGTGGTGCTCGATGTTGCGATACTCCGCTTGGGCGTACTCGCGCCCCACAAAGTAGGCCGACCCCGCGGCAGCGCCGGTCCACCAGTTGCCGGTCGCGATTGCGATGACGGACTGGATGGCGAGAGCGATAAGGGAGTGAGCGAGGTGGTGCATGTCAGTTGCGTGGGTCGAACCAGAGCATGTCGATGTCAATGGGTGGTGGATTTTGGTGGGCGTTCATAGGATGCTTGATGATGCTGCCTGCGTGTGATCCGCTTATACGGATCGCCCGATTTCAATCCACTCTTCGCCGCCGACTCCGATTAAGGTTAGCGAGCTTCCATTTTGAGCTGAAAAGTTTGCATTGTTGTTTAACTGCATACATCCAACGGTTCCTGGGCCGCTGTGCAAGACAGTCAGGTTATTGGTAAACAGCAACGTAACAACTCTTCCTGGCCATGCGTGAAGAAGTGTTCCGATGTTGGTTGTTCCGGTGATGTGAAACGCCGAGTTTGTGTTTGGAAGCAGTAGAACACTAGCACTTGCAACAGACGCTAAACTCAAATTGCTAGTTGGATCTCCGCCAAAGTTTGTATAGACATTCCCGTTGCCCAATACAACATTTGACGTCGCAACCGTTGCGTTTACTATCGTTGAGGCAATGCCTTTGACCCAAGAATTATCCAACATGACTCTTGAGGCTGAGCTTGTAACGCTAACCACATTTGTCACATCACGAATTGAACATCCGTTAATGATTGCATCACCACCGTAAATCAAAACTCCGTGAGAAGATCCTCCCCACGCGCTGTGGTTCTGAATAAATGTGACAAGCGGAATTGAACCAGACGCGTTGTTGATGAACACCCCGGCAGTAGCTTGCCCAGCCGTTTGGCAACTAAGTAGCTTTATGTCTTCGCATCCGTTTGCAACGCTAATGCCAATGGAGTTTGGATGGCCTCCGGGAACGTTATCGAACCCGCATCCTGTAGCTGTTATTGAGTTGGCATTAGAAATGAACAAGCCACGAAGGTATCCGTATGAAAAGGAGTTTGTAATCTTGTTCCAGTCTCCTCCATCATGAAAATGGTATGCCGTGCCGGGGCGTATCAAAGGAGTTCCATTTGCAATGGTTGCAAACGGCCAGCAGTGGCACTGGAGAATGTATGCAATGTCATAGCACTCGGCGATTTCGACGCAGTTGACATTGTCCATGTAGACACTTGTTAAACGCGGACGTTGATGGCCATACGAGTAGAAACCCTTGTCAAATCCAAGGATCATGCAGTTGTTGACAACAACGTCATCACCATCTGCTGTGATTGCAGTACCAACCCATGCAGACACGCTGGTCTGAGGGAACGTCATCCCTTTTCTGTAAATCAACAGACCAGACAGAGACGCTCCGCCTTTCATCGAAATCGTTTGCGTTCCGCTCAAGATGAGCGATCCGCCCACAAGACTGTAGTTGGCAGACGAGTTGTCCTGCGGGCTGCCTACATACAAATGTGGGCCTTGAACTCCGACGTTTGGCTTTACAACTAAGGTAGAGTCCAAGACGCATCTCATGCCGTTTGGAATCACAACAGTGCCGCCAGCGACCCCTAGTGAATCAATCGCAGCCTGAATCGCCGCTGTGTCGTCCGTGACCCCGTCGCCTTTCGCCCCGAAGTCGGTGACGCTGACAAGTTTGTTCAGCTTGGTGGCGTTATTAAATGCTTTGCTCATAGGTTGTCGTTATGCTTGTTGCCGTGTCGCTCAGTTCCGTGGGTCGAACCAGAGCATGTCGATGTCAATGGGCGGCGGGTTGTGTTGGGCGTTCATGTGGTGCTATGCGCTGCGTCCGGTTTCGTACCATTGAACTCCATCGTGCTTTAACGTCAGTGATGTGTTCGCCGATGCCGAGAAGTTAGCTCCTCCAGAGAGGCGCATGTTCTGGTTGGTAGAGATTGCAGAATAGACGGTTAGGGAACCATTGAAGATCAGGGTGACCTCTCTGCCCATCCATCCCCATCTCATCGAACCGAACGCAGTTGTCCCAGAGACTCGGAACACATTCCCGGTCATTGGGATGACAAGTGGATCTGACGACGCGATGACTTGAGCAGTCGTGTTGTATCCCAGCGCGCCGCCGCTGGTGGAAGCGAAGTTTCCGAAGTTGCATTCGGACACAAAGATCGTGCTGTTTGCGACGGACGAATAGATCGGCCTGGTTGCGATGTCGTTGAACTTCACGTTGGCAACGTGAATCACAGAAGAGGCATTGTCGGTCGAGATACCCAAGTCCGTGTTGCGGATTGTTCCTCCAGCGATTGAAACTCGCCCTTGCTGAACATAGATGCCGGCAACTTTTGGATACCACGTGGAGAACGAGTCGATGAAGGTGCTCTGACTTGCGATGGTATTAACAACGATGCCGTACCAGCACGCGGCAGATTGACACCCAATCAGTTTGGTGTCGTTAGCGTTTCCGCTGATGTCAAACCCAATGCTATCGGTGTGGGTGGCTGTGACATTGAAGTTCTGATCCGTGCCGCAACCAATCAGTGTGTTTGAGTTCGCGTTGTAGATCTTGAACCCAGTCTTGTACCCGTATGAGAAGCAGTTGGTGAACTTTACCCAGTCTGCTGTGTCGTGCGAGTAATAAGCGATTCCCGAACGGTAGGTTCCGGTGCTCGGGTAGATCGTAGTGTCCGAGGCGAACGGCCACATGTGGCAGTTTGAGATGTAGCAAACGTCGGGAGAGTTCGTGATCTCGATCCCGTTGTTATTGTCCCCGTACACCCGGTCGATAACGTGCCGTTGTCCTGGCCCATAAAATAGCTTGTTGAAGCCCATCACCAGCAAGTTCCTGAGCGACGCAGAACTGCCTGTCGCCGTGATTGCCGTTCCGGCATAGCCAGTGCCGCTCTCAACCGGGAAGGTCATTCCGTTTCGATAGATGAGTAGATCCTCTATCGAAGCCCCTTGCTGCATGTTAATCGTCGCAGACGAGGCGAGACGTATACAGGACCCGGCAGTGCTAAATGTCTGTGCGTTCGCCGTCCCTACGGTGTCTGGATTCCTCCATTCCCCTTTCAACCGCACCTTGGCCTTGATTGTCAGCGACGAGCCAACCAAATACTTGCCGTCGTTCCCAATCGTCACGGTGCCGCCGGCTGTTCCAAGCGCATCAATCGCCGCCTGGATTGCCGCGGTGTCGTCCGTAGTGCCGTTACCGACCGCACCGAAGTCCTTTACCGATACGACATCGCCGAGCTTCGAGGCTACCCCGCGTGAGATGGATCCGGTTGCACCCAGTTGGTACACCGTGGAGTCGTTCGCGATGCGTCCCACCAGGAAGATAAACTGGTCGCTCACCGTGGCGCCAGAGGTGAGCGTGATTGTGCTCGAGTTGGTCTCGGCGTAATCGTCGCCCGGGGTGAGCAGGAGACCGTTGCGGAACACGCGAAGCGACCCGCTGCTCGGGGTGTAGGTGGCCGAGGTGAGGGTGAACACCGTCTGCCCAGCGGTGGCGGTCTTGGTCTCGGTGGCGAAGTTGCTGCTGGGCGTGACGTTGGCCTGGTAGCCAACGATGAAGCCCGTGACACCGTTTGCCGGTGCGCTCGAGAAAACGATCTGCCCGTTGCTGATGGTGTACGCGGTGCCGTCAGGGGATTGAGGCACGCCGCCGAGCACGACGAGGTAGCTTTTTGGGTCGTTGCTCGAGTAGCCGCTGAGGCTGAAAGTTGTGGTGGACCCGTTGCCCGTGATGCTGGTGAGGGTCGGGGTGAACGTGCTGCCGCTGATCTCACCGACCGTGCCGTCTTCCTTCTTGATGTACAGCTTGCCCGTGAAAGTGTTGGATGCGATTTCACCCAGTTGCAATGCCGATGCCTGCGGGCCCGTGGCGCTGCCTGCGGTTGAGTTTCTCTTGGGGATGATCGGATTGGTCGGCATGGCTTGAAGAAGTTCGGTTCAAATACCGGCCCCACCCGTGGAAGGTGGGACCGGCAAACTGTCGCGGCTTAGTAGGTTCCGCCAGAGATGACGTCGCCCTCTTTCACCACGCTCGTCGGAGCGTAGCCGGAGCCGTCATACACGAGCGCTTGTCCGCTCGAAGGACCGGTCGAGGAGATCCCAACGCCGCGCAAGGCCACAACCGAAGCCGATTGCGAACCATTGCCCGATGCCGTCACGTCGCCCGTGAGCTCGGTGATGCCCGTGTCGATGAAGTTCTGAGGCGTTGTCGCCACCCACTGCGCACCGTCCCACGCGAGGACCTGTCCGCTGGAAGGAGCGCTCGAGGACACCGTCTGGCCCTGGATCTTGGTGACCGTAGCGGACACCGATCCACTGCCCGAGGCGCTCACGTCCCCGCTCAGTTCTGTCATCCCCGTGTCAGGGAAGCTCAGCGTCTGCGGTCCCCATCCTGACCCGTCGTACACGAGCGCTTGCCCGGTCGAAGGGGTCGTGGACCACACCAACTCGCCTTGGAGCCCGGTGACCGTGGGGTTCGGGTACGTCCCGCCCAAGTCCCCGCCGGCGTTGCCGGTCGGAGCGCCACCAGAGATGATGGCAACGTACTGCGAACCGCTCCAGCGGTAGGAGACGTTCTCGTCCGTTGACACATAGATCTTGCCGGTCTCCCCAGGGGAGGGGAACGAGGCGACGTTGGCAAACTCCACCACGTCATCGACATAGGAGGGCAGGTAGCTTGAGTCGATCTTCGCACTGCCGTCGAGCGGTGCTACACCGTTGGCCTGACCAACGCTCGAGGAAGCCACCGCGCCGATGTCGCTGGGTGCGATGTCGGAGACTGCCTTGAACTCCTTGACGGAGTGGTCTTCTGTCTTGAGGAACAGACGACCGAGAAACGCGTTGGACGCGATTTCGGCGATCTGCAGATCGCTGGATGAAGGTACGTTCGTTGATCCTTGCGTACCGTTTGTTTTTGGGATGATGGGGTTAGCCATGTTGTTTTCTCTCAGTAGGTTCCACCGGTTAACTGGTCACCGTTCTTCAGAACAGGTTGACCGTTGACTGTCGGTGTGCCAGTCAAAGCGGGTGAGTTAAGTGGTGCTGCTCCCGCCACGTCAGCGACTACCAAATCCTCGACGGGTTTGAACGATGCGAGCGTGTCGCCGTCCTTGCGCATGTAGATCTTTCCCGTGGTGCGGTTGCTCGCAATCTCGCCAATCTGCAGGGCAGCGGCTTCGGGTCCAGCCGTGGACCCATCCTGAGCGTTCGTCTTGGGAATGACCGCGGATGCCATGATTTTCAGCGTGGGAACATGGAGTCAGAATCGTCCACCACAAACTCAGGCGGACTCGTGAGAACGTGCTTCTTTGAGCATCAGCAGATACTCGTCGAACGCGATGCGCTCGATCTCCTGCTGCAGGCGAAGCCCCACGTTGCGCTCGCCCTCACGGAAATAGGTCTCGGAGTTGCCGGTGTAGCTTGAGCGGCGCATGCCGGTATTGCAGAGCACGCGCCAGAGCACGCGCCGGCCTTGCGGGGTGGACATGACAAAGCGCAGGTCGTCTTCTTCGACATTGGCCTTGCGCTTGAGCTTGGCTTCGACCTCGGCAACCTTCTGTGGATCAGCGGCATTCATCGCATCCCTCCTTGCGCTGCTGCCATGCGCGTGAGCGCTGAATCACCGTTCATGTCGGTCTCGGAGAGAAGCTTGGCCCCCTGCGCGATCTGCTGCAGTTGCTCGGCGCGTTGCTGCGCGGCAATCTGTTGCGCACGCCCTTCACGGATCTTGGCCACCTCTTCGTCTGCGCGGACGATCTTCGGTGGCACCCCGAGCATGTCGGAGTACTCGTCAACGACCTGGTCGAAGTCGAGCTTGTCGGCGATGTCAGGCTTGGCCGCGGCGAGGTTACCGACGAACCCGACGAAGCGCTCGAGGCCGGCAGTGGCCACAAGCTTTTGCGCCTGCGCCATGATGCTGATGTACTCGACCTTGAGCTCCTGCCCCGAGATTTCGGGCGGGGGCGCAGGCACCTCACCCCGGCGAAGCATGATGGCGAACGTGCGGTCGATCAGCGGGTCGAGCAGGTCCTCGTTCTGCCGCTCGAGCACGGGCCCCAGCATCAGAAGCTTCTCCTCGTGCCGCTCCTCGATCTCGCGTGCGGTAATCTGGCGCCGGTCGGAGTTGGCGAGCATGAGGAAGAGGTCCTCATAGAAACACCGCTTGATGCGCATCTGCGTCTCGTTGACGAGCACGCTCAACTCCTGCAGGGGCATGCGAATCTCGTGCGCCGGCTTGAACCCGGTCGAGCCCTGCGTGGTGTCCACGTAGGTGATGTCGCCAGGCAGCAGCGAGGCTTTCTTGTTCTGCATGCTGGTTGGCGCCACCATCGGCGGGTTCACCATCTTGTCGATGCTCTGAATCATGCGACGTTGCATCGCCTGCAGTTGCTGAATGTCCCCGAGTGCGTCCATCCCCGGGGAGTGCCCGTAGACGTCCTCGCCGGTCAAGTTCCACCGCGGAGCCATGACCGGAAACTCGTCGAACCCAGACTCGTCGAGGAACTTGCCCTCTTCGTCCGAGCCCAGTTCCCAGTAGCAGGAGGAGAAGCGCTTGTGTTTGGCGTGTAGCTTCTCCGGGTCGTGATCCTCGTTGGGGTGGATCATGTGCGCCACGTCGATCCACGTCTCCATGTTGCCGTTGTTGTACTGGTCTTGAACCGAGCGGGAGCAGTTCTCCAAGCCAAAGCGCTGCACCAGTTGTCGCACCGTCATCGCGTACTCGCGCACGAAGGTGTCCACGGTGTGCCGGTGTGACTGCGCCAGGCAGTACGAACCGATGGGGAACGAGTAGCAGCGGATCACGTCCTGGTCATCCTCGAGCACTGCCATGGCCGAGGTGCCGAACAGGCCTTGGTCGCAGTAGAGCAGCGGCAGTGCGTTGTAGAGGTTCGACTTGAGGAAGATCGTGCGCATCCGCTTGGTCACATCGTCGAGCCACGATTTGACCGGCCCGAACTCGGCGAGTCCTGGGTCGGGCGTGGTGAGCGAGAACCACGGGCGTGCAGGGGATGTGAGCCCCGACATCATCCCGGCCATGAGGTTTCGCATGGCGAGCGTCGCGGTGGAGTCGATGATCTTCTTGTTGCGCCGGTCCCCCTTGTTGCGCTCGGCGATGGTGTAGCGTGCGCGGCGGGGCATCACATAGTCGGACAGGTCACGCCAGTGCGGCATGAACGACTCACGCTCCGTGCGGAGCATCATGCGCATCTTCTCTAGCTGCTGGCGTTTAGTCTCCATGCGTTACTGGCCGAGGAGGGTTTTCCCCATGTTCTGGAAGTTCTGCTGCTGCTGCTGACCGTTCCCGCCCAGGCCTTGTGAGCCCGTCAGGATGGTGTCGGTGCGACCGGTGGCAGCGAGCGCCTGCTTGCGTGCCCGGTCCTGACGCGACTGGGCGTTGGTGGCGATGTCGTCCTGGTTCTTCAGCCCGGGGTCACCCGGGCTCTTCGGGATGTTCGGCTTGTTCTGGTTTGCCGCGATCATTGCAGCGCCACCACCAGCAACGGTGCCTGCTGCCAATGCGATTAGAGTTGCTGTTTCAAGTCCCATAGTCAGTTCAATCGTTTGATGTAAATCGTCTCCGCTGCCTGATAGCCCATACGCTCGAGCAGGGGCTTGATGTTCACTCCAGCGCTCACGTGCTGAGTGACGAAGAACGCGCCATCGGCCTGCAGTTGCTCGTCACAGAAGCGCAGGAAACGCATGCCTGATGTCCCCCTTCGCTCGGATGGGTGCAGGAAAAGCGTGTCGTGGAATGCGCAGCGCACACCGTGCTGGTGGTGAATCGCCATCGCGAACACGTTGTACCCAACGAGCATCGCGTCCCGGCGTGCAGTGAACACCCGCAAACGGTCCGCATTCTCGAGCGCTTCGTATTGCTCGAACGGAATCCTCGCCGGCAGGTCTGCGATGGGTCCGCTCACCTCCTCGTGGTGCCCTTGGATCAGCGGACGTGCCTCCTCTCCCAGTGCGGGTGTGAATCGCTCGCGTTGGAAGGTGAGTGCCATGTGATTCCATCGTTGGGGGCGTTGCGTATCCGTCAAGCAGCGAAAGGGTCGTACTCGGTGAGCGCATGCCCACCGGCGTGCAGGTTCGCCCCCGGTCCGCGTGACGGAGCGACGGGGAACGCGAAGGTCAGTGCCAGGGCATCGGCGATGTCCGGTGAGGGCAGGCCGCGTTTCTTGAGGTCGTCCTTGCTCTCGAGTTCGAACTTGTTCGCCGCGTTGGCGTAGCTGTAGGTGGGGGCGCACAACTCGATCTTGAGTTGCGGGATGTTCGGAATCGACGCACCGGCTTTCAACCACTGACTCATGTCAAACCACATCTCCCCACGCTTGTTCACGAACTGGGGCTTAGTCGGTGAGCCACCGAAGTTCACGCCCACAACAGCATGCCCGAGTTGATGCAAACGGTCTATCACCCCCTCGCCACGTCCCGCGTCGATGAACACCGCGTCCGGTTTCCACTCGACAATCGCCTGCGCCACCTTGGCCGCAAGCTCCATGTTGTTGAGCCCTTGGTACACCTGAGGCTCGAACGATACGAGGCCCTGACGACCGAAGATGACCGACTTGTCGTCACCGTAGCGTGCGACGTCCACCCCCAGGATCCGCGGTGAGTGCTCGTAATCGCTTGCCGGCAGGTGCTTGCCCACTGCTTCCTGCACGGTCTCGAAGGCAATCAACTGGTCGGGGTTGGATGCACTGAAGTCGTTCAGCATCTCTTGTCGGAACTGGTTCTCACTCATGTCTTTGCGCATGGATTCAATCTCGTCGGGGCTCAGTGCGTCGGTCTGGTAGCAGGTGTAGTTCGCCGCGAACCACTCGTCGGGGTTGTTGATGGCCTCGAAGTATTTCTCGCTCAGCAGGTTCACGCCCTTCACCGTGCCGATGAAGATGGCCCACCCGCGGCGGTCTGCGATGGCCGGTCGCAGGATCTCGCCCCAGGTCTCGGGCTTCATGTCGGCGACCTCGTCCAGCACCACGCCGTCGAAGTAGAGTCCGCGCAGGGAGTCCGGGTTGTCCGCGCCGAACAAGGTGATAGTCGCCCCGTTGGGGAACGTGACGCTCAGTTCGGATTCGTTGATCTTGATGCCGGGGACGGGGAAGCTGAATCGCTTGAGGTAGCGCCACGCGATTTTCTTGGTCTGCTTGAGCAGTGGCCCGACGTACCCGAACTGCCCCTCGGGCTTGGTGCATTTGAGCGCCGCGTGGACCAACTCCATCACGGCCATGACGGTCTTGCCACCACGCCGATGAATGACCACCACCGAGAATCGCTTGAGGCCGCGGTGAACCTTGCGCTGCCAGTCCCGGGGCGAGTAGCCGAGGTCGATGCGTTGGGATGCCATCAGGTGTGCCGGTCAATCCTCGTCCTCGTCCTCAATCGGGTCGTCAGGGCAACGGTCGATGCCCGTGATGACCTCGATGCGCACCGGACCATCCCCAGCACCGGTCACCTGCATCGGCAGCACTTTGCCCAGCAGCGTGAGGAACGTGCGCGGGTCGAGCCTGGCCACCGTCTCGAGGTACTCCACCCCGCCAGCACGCTCGTAGGCTTGCAGGATGGCTTCCTTGAGCGAGGTCGTGATCTTGTTCGGTTTGCCCTTCCTGCTGCCCCCTATCTTTCCCTTTGCACTCATACCAAAACCATAGCCCTCACTGCGCAACACGCAACCTGTCTATGCCCGTGTCTACGCCCAGCCCTAGGCATAGACAACCCGCTCGCTCGCCATCACGCTTGCCATCAGCGACTTGCGCCACAAAAATCGCTTGTCTTCACAAGTTCGTCAACGCGCCGCACAACATAATCCTGATTTGTCACACAGTAGCTGCAGCAGTTGTATCCCTCTGTACTACTTTTCCCCATAAGTTAGAAAGAGAGAGTAGACAGAGTAGACAAGGAGGAAGTGATGGAATCCAAAGGACTTCCGTTGTCTTCACAAGTGTCTACAACCCCCAACCGTCTACGCCCACACCCATCCACTACCTGCCTTTCGGCTACCCTGCACCGCTCACACCTACGCAAAACAACGTGTAATCGCGTAGCCAATCTGGGACGCACGGCATACCGTTCTACCCAACAAAACCGTAGCGGGACGATGAAGTAGCGTGTACATTTGCCCCGTGAACCATAACCAAACAACCCAAGAAGAAGTTCAATACCTACGCGCCGAGCTCGCCGCGGTATCGACAGAACGCAATACGCTGCTCGGACTGGTGCGTGAGATTCGCGCATTGGTGCTCTCGCACACCGAGACGATAGTCGCACTGGAAGAGCCCTGGATTCCCGTGCTGCGCGAGTACCTCGACGACGTCTGCACGTACACCCTGACGGGCATTCTCACCGAGGGGCTGGGCATTCCTCGGGACCAGCAGTCGCTCAACGTGCGCACGCGCCTGGGCGCCGCAATGCGCACCCTCGGATGGAAGTCCTCGATTGCCAAGAGGCAGGAAGGATCGGTGCGTGTGTGGCAGAAAGCCAGCACCGGCTCGAGCCCGGCCCGAGTGCTCGGCGATGATGCCAAGCAGAAGCTCACGGCATACCTGCGCCTGACCAACCCCTACACCACTGAGCGCATCCTCGAGAAGGTGTTCGGGTACGCGAAGGACAAGCAGAACCGGCGCATGCAGTTGGATCTGGCCAGGCACCTGCAAGACCTCGGCTGGAAACCGGTGATCCTCAAGGACGAGAAACGCCGCTCCATGCGTGCGTGGCGCTACCGTCCTCGCATCCTGCCCATGCAGTCGGCCAACGACGAAGGTCCATTCTAAGCACGAAAAAACCCGTCCCTCACTCGAGGAACGGGCCTTTCGTTCGACCGGGCGTGCCACCCCTGACGCGCACCGGCATTGGTGAATCTATCCCCGTCTGACTGCGTGTCAACGGGGATTTGTTGCGTTCTCCGCAACGGGCATCTCGGTCGATGTGGTGATGCGGAAGTGCAGGTGCGACAGATTGAACATCCTGGTCGCCGCTTTGGCCTCTTCCACGCATTGGAACGTCGTTGACCACCGGATGTCCCGAAACGACACCCAGAGGTCCTTGTCGCGTTCGGCAGATAGCCAGCACCCCGTCTCCCGGTGTTGGATGCGGTAGGGCTTAGTCGAGCTCATCGTCGATCTCCGCCTCTTTCTCGGGGTCAGCGAGCACCACGGCAATCCCGATGGTCTGCCCGTCGAAGTTGCCCCCGGTACACTTCGCCAGGTAGGTCATCTGGGGCTCATCGAGTTCAAGCATCAGCCTAGCCAGTTGCGTGGCTAGGCTCAGCATCTCGTCGCGGATCTCTTGGTCGTCGGTCATACGATGCGCTCAATCATGTCAGCGAGGCGCCTCAGTGTCTCGGCAATCTCACTCAACGACGGGACGCTCGGGGCGACCGGGGCATCCTGCTGCAAGGTCGGCGGCGAGGACGGCAAAGGCTCGGGCAGCGGTTGCGGGGACGACTCCGTTTCCGAGCATACGGAGTTCATCAGTGCGATTGTCACTGGCGCGGCACAGGAGGCCATAGTCCACCCCACCGGAAGCCCCATCAGCGTTTCCACCCAGCGTGGGTTGAGTTTGCCGTTGTCTCGGTTCCACTGACCCGTCGGAGCAACTTCGGTTTGCGATGGCAGATCCGAGTGGTTGCCCTCCCGAATCATCCTGCCCTCGGCTCCCTTCGCATCCCTCGCTTGAGGCGTTGCCCATGCTGTCACCTGACTGCCAAGTCTCGGCCACACTTTCCCGTCCTGCCCCACTTGGTAGCCCACGTGATTCTTCGCCTCCGGTGTCGCCCACTGCGGGTTCTGCACCGCTGCGCAAAGGTTCGGACTCCTCCCACTCCCCTGCTTCGTCCTCCCCTCCTCCACTGCCTGCTTTACACGCTCCCGCCTCTCCATCATCCCCTGATGGAACTTCTCCCACGGCACTCCGTCGTTGGCCTGCGTTGCGTCCGGGGTTGGCCACAACTCGCGGTGGTTCCCACCACTGCTGGGGTTCGCCTGGTCGGCTTGGCCACACGTCTTGAGCACAACATTGCGCTCCTGCCTGCCTGAGCCACTCTCTCCCTTGTGGTCCCTCGTCGCCGCGGTAGGCCATGACGAACACTCGCTTGCGCTGGTGAGGAGCGCCGACTTCGCTCGCACTGAATACTCCCCACGACACTTCGTAACCCAACTCCTCCAGGTCTGAGAGCACGCTGGAGAGTCCCAACGTAATGTGCCCCTCGACGTTCTCGAAAAAGCACACTCGGGGTCTGAGAAGTCGAATGCCGTCTGCGATGGCAGGCCAGAGGTGACGGGGGTCGTCGGCGCCGAGTCGTTTGCCTGCGCTGCTGAATGGTTGGCAGGGATAACCTCCAGAAAGGATGTCCACTCGGTCAGAAAATGCGCCCCAAGGGAAGGTTCGCAGATTGCTCCAGATCGGAGCCGGGTCAAGCGACCCGCCTTCCATTCGCGCAAGTAAGAGCTCGATGGCACTTGATTCGATCTCCGCATAAGCGACTGTGCGCAGATCTGGGAGCACTCGTTTGAGTCCGAGGTCAATGCCTCCGTACCCGGAGCAAAGACTGATGTGAGTTGGTTGATGATAGGTCGTGGGAGTATCCACATTATTGTTATTTGATTAGGGTGTAGGTCGGGTTCAGTATCTCCTCTGCCCATGCACGGGCGAAGCGTTTATGTTTGCCCCGCTCCCAGGCGTACCCGGCAAGGCACGCAAGGGAGACGAGGATGATGGCGATGGTGATGCGGTAAGCGTTCATTGCCCGGGGCAGTCTTCGTTGATGCACTCCCAAGATCCGCACGGTCCGCACTCGTCGGCGTCGTCGATCCACTCCATCAGGTGTTGGCAACACCGGCACTCGGGCGGGTCAGGTTGCTCGTCCGGGTTGTTCGTGAGCCATGCGTCGAACGACGATGGAAGTCCGTCCCTGCTCACGGCTGCACCTCCTCTCCAACCACCGAGGAATCCTCGGCAGTTTCATTAAACACTCTAGCCGCAGCAGATGTGAGTAGGGACTTCCATCCCTGTCCCTTTGCGACAATGTGGTTCTCGCCATTACTGTCCCGCACAAGCAAAACAACGACATGTGCGTTTGTCTGCGCCTGCACAAGCGAGGGGATGCACCCAACAACCTGCTCTATGTTGTGACTGCTCACGGCTGCACCTCCTCCCACTTGCCCAGCGTGCGTAGAAACGCCTCTGCGCGTTGTCGTGCGGTGGCTTTTGCGCAGGATGGCTGAGTGTCGCCTAGGTGTACGCAATAAATATCCCACTCATCAAAGGTGGTCAGCACCTTCTCCGCTTCGTGCATAGCGTTGAGGTCTTTGCAGTAGTCTGGCTCTGGCGCGTAATAGCCATGTGGACTAAGCCAGCCTAATCCACGGTTATCAGGCGTCCACCCACACGCCTCGGCGATTGCCACGTTGATTTTATGGTTGGTCATTTCGCCACCTCCTCCCATTTGCCCAGCGTGCGTAGAAACGCCTCTGCGCGTTGTCGTGCGGTGGCTTTTGCGCAGGATGGCTGAGTGTCGCCTAGGTGTACGCAATAAATATCCCACTCATCAAAGGTGGTCAGCACCTTCTCCGCCTCGTGCATCGCGTTGAGGCACGCGCAGTAGTCCGCTTCCCATCCATACACCGCGGAGATGGCGGCGTTGATTTGTTCGTCGGTCATCGCGCCACCTCCTTCTGCAGTTTGGCGGTGATAGCGTCTTCCGCTTCAATCAAGTCAATCTGCGCCTGCGCCTGAGCGATGGTCGCCTGAGCCTCTGCAATGACTCGCCGAAGGTGCGCCAACGTCGAGCACTCCATTGTGTGTTCTGTCTGTGTGTTCATGGTTAGTTTTTTCTTTCGCTGATGACGCCGGCGATGAGTCCGCCGACGACAAAGGTTGTGAGAGGCCACCAGAGCGTGGCGACTTTCCAAAGGCAGGCGCCGAGGACTTGGATTTTTTCGGGAAGGGTCATGTCTTGTTTCTTGGTTCGTTGTTTTGTTCGCGTTGCGTCATCCGCAACGGTGACCAGCATGCCATGCGCATTGCGTGAGTCAACGTGATTTTCTGTGGGAAACAAAAAACCCCACCAAGCACTTGGCTCAGTGGGGTTTACGCTGGGTTGGGTGAGGCTCGAGTGGACTATTCGTGCGCGATTTTCAGCGCCTCATGTACGGTCGGGAATACCTGAGCGAAACACTGCTCAATCGCCTGCGCAATCTCACGGTGTTCCTTCTGGGTGTGCTCGTCCAGCCTGACCTGCAGGTAATGAATCCACGACCGGCAAGTGCCTGACATGTACAAGGTTGTGCTCGTCGCGAGTGGCAGCACCATGCGTGCGCATTCGCGTGCAACACCGGCCTCGATGAGGTCTCCGTAGTACGCTAGTGCCTGCGCCATAAACGCTTCGACCGAGTACGGTAGCAACTCGCTACTGCTCTGCCGGTTCTTCTCAGCCTGACGGCGCAGTTCCACCGGTTCGATACCAACCGCTTCCGAGTACCGCTGACTGAACTCTTGGAACGAGAACGACTTGTGACGCAGCAACTGCGCCGCAATCGCCCGGGATGTTCGGATCTCCACCGTCATGCTCGCCTGCTCGAACACGGACCAGTGCCCGTGCTTCATGCAGTACCGCAGGAGACGCTCCCCTGTCTCCATGTTCAGTTGGTTCCCCGGGTTGGACACCCGGGCGCAGTACACGATGAGGTCCTCCGCGGACCTCACCCCCTCGATGATTGGCGTCGTCGATGCGACTAGTCTGACCTGGCTCATAACCCAGCAAGTGAACGCAACCGCGTGATGAACCCAGCATTGTCGCGAGCACTCTCGAGCTCTCGGATCTGCTGGGCCTGCTGCTCAAGTAACTCGTCCTGCCGGGCGAGTTTCTGCGTCAGTTCCTTATGGTCTTTATCGCAACCCTCAAACGAGGTGTTGCACCGGATGGTCTCCTCCAACTCCACAATCCGCAGGCGTAGCTTCTGGGACTGCGCCTGCTCGCTTTTGCACTGCATTTCCGAACGACGCAGTTTTTCGTGCGCTCGCTTTACTGCACTCTGCAGTCGCTTTTCTTTGGCGATGCTCGACTTCTTCGAGCCCTCAGGGAGGAGTTTCCCAAGGTGTTCTACCTGAGTGCGTAGCCGGCAGATTGTGACGGAGCGTTTCTTGGCCTCATCCCGAAGTTCGGTGATGCACTTCTTCGCGTCTTCGAGCGTTTCTATTTTGCTGAGTCTTTTTCCCATACTGTTGTTGTTGTTGTGTTTACTGCACCACGACCTCCACTACGTTGTGGAATGAACCCTCGTGGAAGGTTTGCCCACCCGGGCGAATCACTGCGCCCTCGGGCGCCATCTCTGCGAGTGCCGCTAACGCTTTCACCGGCACAGGGCAGATGAGTTGCGCCCACACCTGCTCCTCGCTCGCAGGTTGTTGCTGTTGTTGCTGCTGTTGCTGTTCTTCTGTCCAGTCTTCGTGCATGTCATGTGGTCCCATAGTTATGCGAATGTGAGTTGTCGTTTGTCTCTTTGCTGCCGGCATACAAAGTCGGCGAGCGGTGTTGTTGTTGGTTCCGCGTTGAGTCGGGCCCATGTCTCAAGCCCTTCAGTCTGAGTGCGGTTGCCGCGTGCCCATCCAGTGCCGTCGCAGGACTCGATGCCGAGTTTCTGCAAATACCAGAGTTTGTCAGGCATGTTGCACCGGAGAAGGTGGACCCGCGGGAACGCCCCAGCCCACTCTTCGACGCTCGCCCACTTCCACTCGGTAGTCCCACCAATGCAGATCACGTCAGGCTTCACCGACGCGGCCTGCTCCACGGTCATGCCGTCTTGCACGGCAAGCGCTCTTGGAAAAGGAATCTCCGCGGCGAACCGGGCGTAGCGCTCAAGAGTCGCCTCTGCGTTTCCGGGCACGTCGGGGACAATCGCCCACCGGGGTTCCTGCATCTGAGAGGATGCCCAGAAGATGAGGCGCCGCCAGGCATCGACACTCCAGCGTGACTCGTCCCAGCGGTTAGCTTTGGAGTCCCACGCCGAGAACGCACCGTTGTCCAGTGCGTATGGCATCCATGGCCACGGGCCGCGTTGGCCACCCGGTGAGAACAGGTGACCAATGCGCGAGGTCTCGCGTGCAAGGCAATGCCAGAACCAGCCGGTGCAGTTGGCAGGCATGACAATCACCCCTGCACCTCCTCCTTCTGACTGCACTCCCAACTCTCCACGTCCTCGAGCCGGTAGCGCACCGGCCCCCTCTTCCCCGCCAGGCGGATGTAGGCAGGACCGATCCTGCGTGTTCGCCAGTTGGCGAGCGTGCCCAGCGCAATCTGCAACCTGTCGGACAACTGCTCTGGCGTTAGCCAAATGAGACTCGTCTTCATGTTTATGCTCAGGTTGTGGGGCCCTAGAAGGGCCCCGATTCGTCTGCCTGCTCCCCAAACGGCACGTCGTCCTGTTGCTCTGGTGCGGGTGCCGGTGCTGCCTCAACTGCTGGTGCTGAATCTGGTGGCGGCGTGGTGCGCAGTTTCGCCATAGCCGACTTCACTTTCGACGGCACGCTGCCCTTGGTGGCGAGCGCCGCTTTCCTCTCGTCCTTAGCCTTGATGAGCTCGGCAACCCCTTCGTCGTCGCCCAGTGCGTCAGCGGCGTTGTACGCGTCGGTGTACGTGGCTTTAAGCACGTCCAAGCTCTCAGCCCGACGGATTGCCACCAGGGCATCGTCGAGGCTGAACGGGCGCCCCTGAGGTGCCGGTTCGGGTTCGGTCGCGTCAGGCCGGCGGATAGCCACCTGTTTGCGTGGTGCGGAGCCTGTTGCGGCGTTTCCATCGTCGTCGTCCTGGACGATACCGACCATCGCGGCGAGAGCGTACCGGCGAGCGTATGTCACTGCGGACCCGACTCCCTGAGCGTCTGGTTTGCTGACGGGAATCGTGAACGTCGATTGAATCCACTCCCCGGATTCGTGAGCGAGGATGGTCGTGAGCTCGATTGTTTTGTCGCCAATCTCCCCGGGCGTCTGGATCACTGCCAGTCCGTTCGTTGCGAGCGGCTCCCGGCACGCGTCCCACACGCCGGCGAGGTCTGCATACCTCGAGCGGAAGTGCGGGTTCACCGAGTCCTTGAGTGCGGCACGCATTGCACCCTGCGCTTTTGCGAGGGAACCTGCGAGCTTTGCTATTGAGTCTGATGCTTTCAACATACTGTGTGTTCTTGTTCTTGTCATTGATACTGCGTTACTTACTTGCTGCTTTTCTTCACGTTGATACGGAAGTTCCTGAATGCCTGGCGCACGAACGCCGGCACCTCCTTAGCCTCGGTCATCCCCGCGGAGATGGACCACCCCGGTCCAATCACCTTCTCGGCAGTGCCGATGCGGGTTAACAACTGAGCCTTCAGAGAGTCTTTGATTTCCTCGAGACCCTTGATCTCGGAGGACACGTGCCGGTAGCGAGAGACCAGGTCGTCTGTCTCGATGTCGCCGGTGGCGTCGAGCACCTCGCCAGGGTTGGCGCGTGCATGGAGTTTCGAAACCACGCCGGCGTCCTCGGGGTACTGAAGTTCTGGCGCGACACCGGATTCGACCGACACCCAGAACCGGGCGACCTCGTCGAGGATCTGCGCATGGACCTCGGGGTCAGCTTTGCGGATGCAGTACTTGATCGTGTTGCCGGCGACGAGTGCCGCAATCACGCCCCACGACCTGCCCGTCACGAGCAACTGATGCTGAAGCTGGAGCTCGATGTGAGCAGGTGCTTCGACCACGCCGTCCTCGTCGCTCCACTTGTCACGAAACACGAGGAAGTCCACGTTTTTAATCTCGAGGAGTCCGGGACCGTCAGGGTGGTTGAGGATCTCGAAGTCAAACGAGGATCCGATGCGCCGTTCCTCGATGCGGGAGTAGACGTTGCGAGCACGCACGTCCCAGTTCATGTCCTCGGCAATGCCACGGGCGATGGCATCCTGCAGGCGGTTCCCCCAGCGCATGCGCTCGGATTCTTCAACCGTGTCGGCGAGGCCACCGGTCTTCTGGTGCCACAGTTGGAGACGCGTCTTGTACGGACTGAGGCCGAACAAAGCGGACACGTCGGTGGATGTGATGTCCTTGCCGCGGAGGGCAAGCCAGGCTTCCCGGTCTGACGGGAGTGTGTTTGTCGTTTTCATGTGTTTTGGCGTTGTCGTTTTGACAACGGGATGGACGCTAATCCCAAGAGCATTCAGCGGTCAAGCGGGTTCGCGTGATTTTTTGTGGGGCTTTTAGGGAGTTACAGGAATCTCCTGATGCATCGTGCTAAAGATTAAGCACTTGTATAACCATTCAGCATCTGCCTGTTGCACTCTGTTGCTGGTCCAGCAACAATGTTCGCATGACCTCTGCTGACATCGTCATCGCTCGTTTCGGTGGAATCCGCGCAACTGCACGTGCCCTGCGCATTCATGCGTCTTCCGTGCTGCGCTGGAAACGCTCGGGCAGCGTGCCTCTTAAGCGTTGGAACGCACTGCTTTCCGCCGCGCAGCGCAATGCCGTTCCGCTCGAGGTCACCGACCTGCTCCCCAACATTTCTGTTGCGTCCAACGCAACACCTGATAACGGTGCGGCATGCAGCTCCGTGACTACCAACTCGACCTCCTCGACCGGACCCGTCGTTCTCTCGCCAGTCATCGGCGAACCCTGATGGTATGCCCCACCGGCGGGGGTAAAACCGTGATGTTCTGCTACATGTCACAACGTGCCGTGGCCCGTGGTGGACGTGTAGTGATTCTCGTGCATCGGGACGAGCTCATCGACCAGGTCGCCGGCACGCTGCACCGGTTCAACGTCCCCTGCACTTTCGTCGCCACTGGACGCAAATACAGGCACAACCTGCCGGTCGTCGTCGCGTCCGTCTTTACGCTCAAGAACAGGCTGGATGTCGTTCACTCCCCGACACTTGTCATCGTGGACGAGGCGCACCACGCCACCGCGAAGTCCTCGTGGGGGCGCGTGCTCAACACGTGGGCCGCGTCGAAAGTCGTAGGCGTAACAGCAACGCCGCAACGCCTCTCAGGCGAAGGGCTTAACGAGTTGTTCGACGACATGGTCGTGGGCCCGACCACGGCGGACCTCATCGAGGCCGGTCACCTGTCCTCGTATGAATACTTCTGCCCGTCAGAGGTAGACCTTACCGGCGTGGGCTTTGCGATGGGGGACTACAACAAGCACGACCTCGAGGGGATGATGAACAAACCCGGCATAACGGGTTCAGCGGTCGAGCACTACCGCAAACTCGCTGATGGCAAGCGTGCGGTGATTTTCTGCGTGAGCCTCAAACACTGCGCCGCGGTGCGCGACCAGTACCTAGCCGCCGGCTACCGTGCTGAGATCATTGACGGCACGATGGACAAACTCGCACGACGCTCTCTCGTCCAGCGCTTTGCCTCCGGTGGGCTCGACCAGTTGGTGTCCTGCGACGTCGTCTCCGAGGGGTTCGACCTCCCCGCCATCGAGGTCGTCCAAATGCTGCGCCCGACCGCATCAACCTCGCTCTGTTTGCAGCAGTGGGGACGCGGACTGCGCACGTTCGCCGGTAAGACGCACGCAATCATCCTGGACCACGTCGGCAACTGCCGGCGCCACATGTTCCCAGACTCCGACAGGGAATGGACGCTCGAGGGCAAGAAGCGGAAGAAGCGTGACGCCGAGCAGAAGATCCCAATCCGCCTCTGCCCCGTGTGCTTTCGCGCACTCCCCGGGGGAACGCCGGTGTGCGGGTGCGGTCACCGGTTCGCGCCGCAACCTCGCGAGGTCACCCAGAAGCAGGGTGAGCTCGTGAAGGTGAGCGCTCAGATGAAACTTGCCCTGCAAGCGCAACGCAAACAGGAGCAGAGCAGTGCGAAGACATACGAGGATCTCGTCGCACTCGGACAATCTCGTGGGTATCGTTTCCCACGCGAGTGGGCCCAGAAGATTCTGGCCTCACGTAAAACGAGAACAAGAAACAGAACAACAACATCATGGCATCACTAAACAAGGTCCTCCTCATGGGCAACTTAACCCGTGACCCGGAAACCAAACACACACCAAAGGGCACTGCAGTCACGCAGATGTCCCTCGCAATCAACCGGAAGTACACCACCGAAGGTGGCGACCACAAGGAGGAGGTCACCTATGTCGATGTCGAAGCGTGGGGGAGGTTGGCAGAGAACTGCGCTGAACACCTCTCGAAGGGCAAGCAAGTGTTTGTCGAGGGGCGACTTAAGCTTGACACGTGGGAAGACAAGAACACCGGTGAGAAGAAATCCCGTCTGCGTGTCGCCGCGGACATGGTGCAGTTCCTCTCCCCGAGAGAGTCGTCGCAGCAATCCTCCTCACGTCCACGTCGTGACTTCTGAGACGCGGATACAGAGTGAGATCCAGTTGGCCGCGTCCCGGGTTGGGGCGCGGCTATGGAGGAACCAGGTCGGCAAGTACGAGTTGTCCGATGGACGGTGGCTTTCATCGGGACTCTGCGTTGGGTCCTCGGATCTCATCGGCATCACGCCTGACGGTCGCTTTCTCGCTATCGAGGTGAAGCGTCCGGGTAAGACTGCAACACCCGAACAACGTGCATTCGTTTCCCTGGTTAGGGCAATGGGTGGCGTGGCCGGGGTGTGCCACTCGGTCGAGGACTTCCTCGCCCTGTTGGCTTAGTCGGCAGCAAAACACACAAACACACGGAGGATGAAACGAGACTTCAAAGCATTGCGAACGGACCTGCTGACCCGCGCACGCGGACTCCTGCAGGAGTGGTTCCCCGAGGGGCGCTTTCACGGACACGAGTTCGTGGTCGGCAACCTGTCGGGCGAAAAGGGTGACTCCCTCTCAGTCAATGTAAACACGGGCGTCTGGTCCGACTTCGCCGGCGGCGACAAGGGTAGCGACCTGATTGCACTCTACGCCGCGAAACACGGGTGCAGCATGTCGGAAGCTTACGACGCCATCGCCGGCACAAGCTACGTGCCGAACACCACGCCGCCACCACCCATCCCGAAGAAGGCCACGCTCGGACTGCCCCCAGAGGGGAATAAGCCGGCCCTGTTCATCCACAAGGTTCACGGCAGGCCGACGTGCGTCTGGACGTACAAGACCGCCGACGCAAAGCTCATCGGCTACATCGCACGCCACGATCCGAAGGGTGCTCGCAAACAGTTCATCCCTTGGTTCTATGACACCGAGAAAGCCGAGTGGGTGAATCAGATGATCGGGGAGAACCGCCCCATCTACGGGCTCGAACTGCTCGCCCAAAACCCCGGCAAGCCGGTGATGCTCGTCGAAGGGGAGAAGGCCGCGGACGCTGCCCGTGCGCTTGCCGGTCACCACTACGTGGTCCTTTCGTGGCCTGGTGG